AGCAATCTGCTGCCACCGCCTCGAAGGCGCCAGTGACGATCTCGCGCGCCTTGTGCGGATACTTGGCGCAGATCTTCCCGAACTCGGAAACGTGCAGATAGCGCAGCGTGCCGCCCCGGAAGGACGTGCTGACGTAGAGCGAGCCGCCTTTGCTGAACACCAGCTCGCCAGCAGCGTCATTGCGTGCCGGGTTGGCCGCCTTGATCTCAGCCGGCAGGTTGTCGTAGGCGTACTTGATCTTCTCCCGGAACAGGCGCTTGGCGTCCGTCAGGGTGTGAGCGATCAGTGCGCACTTGGCAGCCTCGAACAGCGCAGCATCCAGCTGGACGATGCAGACCAGAGTCGTGAACCCCAGCTGCCTAGCCTTGAGGATGATGTTTCGGGTGTGCATGCCCTGGAAGTAGTCGATCTGCTCCTGCGTCATGCGGAAGCGGACCTTCTTACCGTTTTTATCGGTAATCCAGTAGAGCGCGTTAAGCCTCCAAAACCGATCCCTGAGCAGCTTCATGTGCTCGGGCTTCATGGGTCACGCTTCCTTCGATAGCTCGTCCATCAGTTCGGACAGGGTGTCGACGACCTTGCCGCCTTCGTCGGTGTCGAGGTTGTAGGCCTGGCGCTCGCCCTTGATGACCTTGAGCTGGGCATCGACGCCGGCATTCAGCGCGCGGGAGAAGTCGCTCAGGTTGGCTTCGTTCACTTCCATGCCGGACAGAGCATCACCCAGCTTGTTCGCAATGCTGCGCCACTGGGCAAGGTCGGTGCGGTGAGCCAGCACAACAGAGGCTGCCTCTGTAGCCGCCTCTTCAACGATCTCCGCATCTTCACGCACATCTGCGTGATGCGTGACGCCGCTGCGTGACGCCTCGCGTGAAAGCTTTCCCTTTGTAGCGGTACGCACTTGCTCGGTAAGGTCGCGCTGCCAGCCATGCTTCTTGGCTCGACTGCGTATCGTCCCCTCGTTGGTGTCGTACTTGTCCGCGATACCTCGCAGCGAAAGCGATCCGGCCCGGTAGGCCCGTTCGATCGCCTCCCAGTCGGGCTGCTTCGTTGCCATGGTGATTCCTTAACAGATAGCGGGAGGCATGCCAGGACGCTGATTGCGCAACACGTCCTCAAGACGCAGCTCTGCGGACCGATAGGCGCCAGGCTGTTGACCGAGCTGCACGGGAGGCGTCACCTTGTTGAATACGGCGCCCAGGTGCTCGCAGATCGATTTCCACTGCTCAGGGGTTGGCTGCTTCCACTCCGACAGCTCGACGAAGCCATTCAGCCAATAGGCGAATTGTTCTGCGGTCATCAGTTCACCATGATTCCAGTTTGATGGTGCGCATGCCCATGGAGCAGCGACACGATGAGGCCTTGAGGCAGGCCGGCAGCCTTTGCGGCCTTGATGGCTTGCACCAGGGCGTCGTCCAGCCCCCTGATCGCTGCGCTAACCTCAGCAGACAGCGGCAGGGCGTGCCGAATGTTCGTGACGTTGTTCATACTCTCTCCAGGGTTACTGGATCGACCTCGATGTAGCCCATGCCGAAGTCGAACAGCGTGGTCTTCTGCCCGCACTTGCCGCAGGTGAAGACGTCATGGAATGGCGCAGGACAATCAAGCTCAACGTGACGCCACCCGCCACAGTTACCCTGCCATGTATCGCACTTGGGGCAGCGCTGGTCGCAGTGGTACTTGTTCATCCAGGCCTCGCGCTCTTTGCGTTCGGCCCACAGCTTGATGCGCGTCCAGATGTTCATGCGCGCTCCGTGCTCAGTTTGATATCTCGTCAGCGCACTCAGCGAATGCACTCATGAGATATGGCGGCCACTCGGACCGCCTCAGTCATGCTCCCCGCATCCATGGTTCATACGACCGCCTTATGGTCGCGATCCCATGCGTCACGGGGTTGATCTTCGGTTTCGGCTACTTGCCGCGGGGGATACTTTTTGCGCCGCTCGAAAATTGCCCGGGCGTCTTCGGTGTCGATCTCGATGGCCCGGCCAATCATCAGGGATTCATAGTGCGGCTCTACAGCGGTCAGCTGCTCATGGCCGATGACCTGATGCCCGCCAGCCATGATCGCCGCAGCAAGCCCGATGGCCGCACAGCCAAGGATAAGAACTCTCAAATCCGCCTCCTGCGTTCGCGCCACGCTTGGCGCAATCTCAATTCGTAGCGCGACATTACTGGGCCAGGCCCATCGCCCTCCTGCGTCTGCGCTGTAACCGGTGAATCCCGTACAGGACCACGCAGAACATCGCGACCAGGAAGCCCAGCCACAAGTGGGTCAGGATGTAGGACGGCACGTCACTTTCTCAGCTTGTTCTGGACGATCAAGCGCGCCACCCACACAAGCAAACCCAACACGCCATAGGCAGCGGGAGGCAGTACAGCTTGCAGTTGCGGCATAGCCTGCTCAGCGAAACCGAGGGCCGAGATAGCCAGCCCGGTCTGGACGCTGCTCAGCTTCAGGCTGTCTTTCCAGTTGTCGATCAGTTGCATGGGGGGGGGGCACTCCCTACGGATTCTGTTGATGGACGGCATCGGATACCGCTTTGCGCAGTTCGGCCAAGTCGCCGACGATCTCGGCCAGGTCGTTGTCGCGGCGCTTCTCGGCCCACTTGAACCAGGCGCGAACCAATACCCATGCAGGCAGGCCACACACAAAAATGATTCCGCCAATGGCGATCATGCCGGCGTCGTCGTTCACCCAGTGGGCAATGCCCAGCCAGCGGACCACGAAGGCGCCGCCGCAGATGCTCGAAACAGACGTGCTGATCATGGCGACGGTGAACTCGCGCACGGTCTTGGGCAGCGTCATCGCCATAACGACGATGGCAGCCAGGACAGCCACGAACCCGAAGGCCCCCAGCTTGTACAGTGCTATACCGCCCGCGGCAGTGAGTGGGCCTGGTTCAGACATAAGGGTTGATCTCATACGCCTCAGTCTCGGCGGGGAATTAGATCCGGCCCCCGTGCATGGCCTTGCCGAAGCGATTAGAGGCTGCACGGGCACCAGAAACAGAAAACCCAGCGCGATGGCTGGGCTATGTGTAGGGCTGCAGATGTCAGAGGCTGGCGAACCGTCCCCTTTCCAGGCGTTATGACCTTGCGGGCTTTCAACGTGCACCGCTTCCGTATCCTGGAAACGATTTGTAGTTGGCCCTTACTGGGCTTCATCTGCATTGGGGTGCCAGCTCAATCAACACTCAGCGAGGGGTGAGCGCTTCCTGTCGATCGAGCTGGCATTCCAATAAAGACGATTTGAACTACCGAGGATTCCTAGGTAGTTGCCCGCGTGTGCGGGATGGCGGTCAGGTTCCGCGTCTTTTCTGGTCTCTTGCGAGGGACTGTATTACTACCTGACCCGCAACAACGGCAGGATAGGTACACGGTACGACATACCGACTCGGCATACAACCATTATTTTCGCTCCCGTCATCACGCGACTTCCTTTTCGAGTGCTCCGACTGCCTCAAGCAGATGCTGAGCCTCTACCAGCGCATTATCCACCATCGACTCCAGGCTCTCTTTGATTGCCTTGTTCCAGCGCTGATAGGTTCGCTCGGTCAAACCCTGATTATCCCATGTAGCCATATCGTAATTAGAGTCAGCGAGAACGATCATGTCGTTGGAGCGGGATTCAGCCATGGCCGCGAAACTCTTGTTTGCTCTGGCGATTCCGGCCTTTGCCGCATCGTTCCGCCAATCCCATCTGCTCGGGTCGTCCTTGTGTTTGCGCATCTTGGGCGCATCCAGCCTCACGGACTCTCTGCGCGCACCCTTCACTTGCGGAACCGCCCATACGATCACGGCCTGCCTAGTGAACTGCTCTGGCGCAGCGCTCGAAAGACGAGGAATCAATCGAGCGATCGACTCCAGCTTCCTCTGTTTGTGCGTGCTGTACTTGGCCACCAGCGAATCCCATTGACCGGCAGATAGCTGAGCATGGAGCAGCTTGTGGATTATGCAGTCAGCCAGCATTGCCGCTTCCTTACCGACAATCGCCCCCTTCTGCTTTGCGCACTGAACCTTCGGCTCGAAGTCTTGGCCACCGATGCCGCTCATGGTTTCGGCTGCCAGCGCCCGGACTACTGCTGCGACTACGCTTCTGTAGATCATGGCTTCGCCCTCGCGACACCCAGGAGCAGACCCTCAAATACTGCGCCGATTACCCAGATCGACAGAAATGCAGGAATCGACCACCAGCTGCCTATCCATACAGCTACCCCTGTAGCCACAGACATTGCGAAGCTCTGCCAGATGCTTACCCTTTTCTCGAAAACGTCCATTCATCACCCCTGATATTCACTTGTTAGAAAACTCTGTCGCCTGACTCACGCCGAAGCCTCAACCTGATCGTTACGGAAGAACGAGCCACCGATGCAGTGGATCAGCGTCTGCTTGCCGTTTGCATAGGTGATGTCGTGCGTCCAGGTCCAGCCTGACGGCGAGTCGGCGTTGTAGCCCATGTTCATCCTGGACGTGGTGCCGACCGACCGGGCGCCATCGACGATCTCAGCCCCATGGCTGTGACCCTTGACGACCTTGGCGCCGATATTGGCGAATCCCTTGGTCGATCCTCTGGCACCGTTCGGCCCCTTGTGGCCATGGAACGAGTACTCGATACCGAAACGGGAGAACGATTCGGCGGGCTTGAGCCAGCGCAGATTGCCTTGACGCATCAGCTTGCCCATCCAGTGCTGGAACGGGTCGATATAGCCGCCGTCGTGGATCGCCTGGAGCATGACGGTCTTTGTTTCGTGGTAGACCAGGGCGTTTTCCAGGTCGTTGGCGTGCTCGGCCTTCTCCAGCCACTGCTTGAAGTGGTCGTGGTGGTTCGAGTTGACCATGACCACTTGATCGGCCAGGCCGCTGATCTCGTCCAGCACCTTGGCAGTGGCCCGCAATTCCTTGAGCACGCTGGAGGTGCCGCGCATCTGGCGCTCGAACTTCTCGAAGTATTTGCTGTGATGGCTGGCCGATCCGAAGTTGAGCACGTCATGCGCAACAATGGTCTTTGGCTTGAGCATGGCTGCCAGCTCGGCGGTGGCTTTCAGCACGCGGCGTTCGGCAACCTCGGCATGGATGTCGCCCATGGTCAGCGCTTCAGCCCGTGGCGCAGGCTCTACGCCCTTGGTGGTGTACTTGGTCGCCAGGTCGATAAACGATCCGTCCTTGAGCGGGCAGATCTGCCGAGTGTGCGCATGGTCACCGCTGACCTCGACCACGCAAGCACCGAGCGTATGGTGAAACTGACCTTTGGCCCCGGCGTTGGTGTCGCTGTAGTTCTCGACGGTGCAGGCGCCCGTGGTCATTACCAACTTGGCCGGACTGCCCATCTTGGAGGCGACGGACTTCAGCGCGATTTTGGTGTGGCCCAGGATCGCCGAGTCGGTACCGCTCACGGTAAGCCAGCCTTGCAGCGGGTTGATTGCGGTCGGCTGGATCTTGATGTCGGCCAGCACGACCAGATTTTTGGCGATCCGGGTGCGCTCATGCGTCAGGTACGGGACAAGGCGGTCATCCCACCACTCGTCCGTGCCGTCTTCGTTTCGGCTGGTCGGGTTGCGGTACCGCATCGGGATAACGATCAGCTGAGCCCCGCGCAGTGCGCAGTAGAGCTGCAGCGTCTTCATGAACCCGGCGTGCGCCTTGGTGGCGTTTACCGCGGCGGTGACGACGAAGGTCTTGGAGTTGGTGGCGTCGATGGTCTTGGCGGATGCCAAGGCGATCGGACGGTTCGGCGACGACGCCAGACCATCCAGTTTGGACTTACGCGACCAGACAGTGCGCTCATGCATCCCGAAGTGGGCAGCTGCCTCGGCCACGGTCATGGTGGCCAGCGCTTCCTTCAGCTGATCGTCGGTCGCCTTCGCCTTCATTTGTCACCCGCCTTCGCGATGGTGTAGTGCTCAGGGCTCTTGCCTGCGTGCAGGGACTTCAGGCGGTCGACGTGAGGCGTTAGGCTGCTGATCAGGTTGCGATAGCCGCCCGGGTGCATGCGGTCATCATTCAGCTTTCCGGCCGCCTCAGCATCAACGATGATCGCAAGGCAGGCCAAGGCGTGCGCCAAGTGAGGCAGGCCGCTGTCCGGGTCTACGCTCTCCCCCTCGAACCATGCATTCAGGTGACGGCTGGCTGCGTCGTAGTAGATCGATGCGCGAATGCCTACGGCTCGAAAGTTGGATCGCCCGTACTTCAGCATTCCGTCGAGCAATCCGAGACTGCCCAGGGCTGTAGCCGTTACAGGCCAAAGGTGAAGTGGCAGCTTCCCGCTTCCGACCAGATCCTTTGGATTCGATGCTTTCAACTCGCTCATGCAATCCACTCCCTGAAATTTATTTCGCGTACGCGCGTCATGATAACCGATACAGTCCCTTCGTAGGGACTGGAAAAATCAAAATGGCATCACTTATTTTCGACAACCTCGACCGGCCGACGATCATCCCTGGCCAGCATGTTGAACGCCCGGCGCAGCAGGTAGGAACGAGCCAGAGAGATCACGGTGTAGATCAGGGTTATCCCTACGTTATCGAGCAGCGACGGGTGGAACCCATACAGCGGGAATACCAGGGAATTGGCGATCATGCTGACGATCAGGCCTACAGCCACATTGGTCAGCGCTTCGAAGGCACTGCCTTTTCTCGACTGACTCATGCCTTGTTCTCCCCCGCAAAGCGCATCTGCCGCGCCCGGCTGCACTTCGTATGACTGCCCGAGGCTCGAGACTTTCCGCACTCGGTGCATTTGGTTTTGGTGACGTACCAGGGCGATGGCGCTGGCTGCTGGAACATTGATGGGCGGCGGGTCATGGCTTCACCATCCAGAAACGGTGGTAGGCCCACACAAGCAGGTAGATCGGCCAAAAGATCGAAGCCACAAACAGAACGAATGTGACGAAAATCGTGAGGTCTTTGGGTGGAGTCAGGCCGATATTCAGCCCAAGGATTCCGCATGCAATCATGAAATATAGGGAGATCATGCTGTCGCTCTCTTCAGTTCACGGGCCAGTGCCCGGTAGTGGGCCTTGATGCCCTTGATTTCTTCGACGGTGTACTTGCGGGGCTCATGCGGGCCTTCCAGCCACTCGACGCGCTCGACGCCGATCATCTGTAGGAGCGAGAGCCGGTAATTCACCAGATTCCCTGACAGGTGCGTATTGCAGGGGGCGCATTGTTTCCAGACGTTATCGGGCTCGTATCTAAGCGCTGGATTGGCCGCTACCGACCTAAAGTGCCCGGCGTGATACTGGCCTTCGTGGTGCCGACCGCAACTGATACAGGGCCGCTCGGCGTCACGCAGGCGCACCCACTCGTTGAAAGCGGTTTGGGCTTCGCGCAGATGTTCCGCCCGGCTCTTCAGCTTCTCCTTGCGAACCTTGATCTCTTTTCGCTCGACCTGGGCCAGAGCCTTGCGCGCCTTCTCCTGGTTCACGTCCTTGATGGCCAGGCCGCAGGCGTAGTTGCAGACGGCTTGCCCGAGGCGCTGCGGGACGAATTTTTCTTTGCACGCTGGGTTCTTGCAGGTCTTCGGCTTTGGTTGCTTGGCGGCGATCATCGACGACCCTCACGCTTTTCACGCATGTAGAAGCTCGTCACTACCTCGGCAAGGAATCGGCAGCCGAATTCGGATAGCCCGCTTGCGAACTCACTGGCCGCGTCCGCCCTGGCTGCGTACTCGTCATTCAGTCGAAGCGCCACAGCGGAGCAGAACGAGCCGATATCCTCCGCGTCCATTTCCTTGACCAGCTTGTCGACGGACAGAAACACCGTCGTTTCCGTTGTAATCCCCAATCCTTCGCTCATACCGCCTCCCTGAACCCTTCAAATTCCGCCATTTCCGTCAGCCTTTCCTCTGTGAGCGTCGGCCAGTCCTTCAGCACCAGGTAACCGCAGACCTTCGCCCAGAAGTCCTGGAACACTTCCTCACCCATCGAGTCGTAGGAAAGGCTCTGCGGTCGCTTGATGATCAGCGAGCCGATGCCGGGCACTTCGAGCAAGTCTTCCTCGCAGTAGATGCCCGACTCGGTTTGCAGCGCCTTGATGGCCGCGTGGGATTGCTTGCCGCTGAATCGGTCGATGTTCTGCGCCAGGATCTTGCCCAGGCCATGACACAAACGGTTGAACCGGTCATTCCTGGGTTGTTTCAGATCGGCGCGTACCTTGGCGTTCCACTTGTAGCCCTTCTCGCCCAGGATCGACTTGTCGGCATCGGAGGCCGGGACAAAGGCCGCGATCTCCTTGCCAGTGGCCGGATCAACAAGGCGGCGCAGCATCAAGTAGACCGGCATCGGCTTTGGCTTTGGCGCTGACTTCGGGGCGCTAGCCATGCCTGAACGCCTCGTCAAACTTGCGCTTTTGGCGCTGAGCCTTGCCGATCACATGCCCAAGCGGGATCTGGATTGCCAGCCAGATGGAGAGCGCGATCATGGCGCCACCCCCGACCGACTCAGCGCGACGCGAGACTGACGTATGCGTGCCGCCCAGCTTCCGTAGATGTACATGCCCTTGTATTCATCGCCTTTTGGGTTATAGGCGCGCAACTCGCGAGCAACCCTGTCGAGCTCGGCCATAGCCTCCTGCCCATTCGTAACGGCGGCGGGCACTGACTGGCCAAACTGCTCGCAGATGGCCTCCCAAATCTCGAAGGCTCCACCGCCGCAGACCCTGGCCTTCTCGGCAATCAGCTCGGCAAGTTCGTCGCTAAGTTCGCGAGGAAAGGTGACCATCTGTGTCTTGTCACTCATCGCCGCCACCCTTCGCAGCCTGGTCCCGGTCATAGTCCTGATCGCCGCGCTCAACGCATACGCCGTGGCAGTAGGGCTGATCGCATTCGATGCAGGTCTTGGGCTTGGCCCTGTCGCCCATCGACATGAACGCCTCGACCTCGGCGGCAGATAGCGGCACATATGGCGCCTCGGTGGCGGCAAATGGATCTTCTTCGGCAGGCCGGACTGGATTCGCGACGGCAGACAAGGCCTCAAGCAGCGCGACGGAGAGCTGGCCAAGGCCTTCAGCGTTATGGCCAACCACACCCTGAAACTCATTGGCGATTGGATAGAGCACGCCTTCGCGCGCAGCCTCGATCCAGTTCTTGCACTTGGCGAGCAGTGCGTCTCGCTCGCCCAGCTTGGCGCGCGCCGAGTTGAGATCGATGGTCAGAATGTCGATTTGCTTGGATAGGTGTTCCTCGACATGCTCGCCAGCTGCAGCGAGCAGCGCTGACTCACCGTCCGCACTGTGAGTACCAACAACACCGTGAGTACCATTATCACCATCCCACTCCAGCGCGCCGGGGATGGTCAGGTGGGCTGCGGGATTGGTGCACGGCATGGCGCACGCCCCGGCTGGGCAGCCACCTTCTTTCTCGGCACCGGTCTGGACTGCGTACTCGCAGCGGCCGTCATTGCGGCAAATCGTTTTATCGGTCATGGCATCACCTGCTTGCGGTAGCCAGCGTCGATCATCGCTTCAATCGTGGCGCGGATAGCCAAGCTGCAATCAAGATTGGCGTTGAACTCTTCAACCTTGTAATTGATATCCGTGCAAGCGTTGAGGATTTCATGAAGGCGCTCTTCTGCCGCGATCTGCTCAGGCGTGCGGATTGGACGGAACTCCAGCACGCTCGGAGGATAGAAGCCGTCATCTTCGGAAAACCACGCATAGGTTTTGCCTTTGATCTCGTGGTACGCAATGACGCGACCTTCTATCCAGATATGGCTACGCTCGTTATCCGGCCCGCTTGTATGCGGGATAGCTGCCTCGCATGCCATCCCAACAGGCGGAAGGCCTTCGCCAGCCCAAGGCTGTTTTGGCGGACGCTGCACAAGCCTGGACTTTCTCCAGTCCGGGAACGCCGGGATATGCTCAAGCCCACGATCTGCATAGCAACTGTAAAACTCGCCCTTGGTGCCGCCTGGGTTGTAGATCCATCCGGCCTCAATCTTTGCGTTGCCGGGGCACCAGTGAGTTGCGTGCGGTGGCGCCTTACTCCAATCAATTGCGTTCATTGCTTCGTCACCCCGTATTTAACCAGACACTCCAGCGCGTACTGCGCCGGGTAGGACCACTTGATCTTGCCGCCGAGCCAGTCACCGATCGTTCGGTGACCGACGCCCAATGCCGCGGCTGCTTCCTTCTGCGTCATCCCGGACGATGCGATCAGCTGCCTGATGTGTGCCGGGTCACTGCTTAACTTGCTTGGGTCCAGCTTCATGAATGAACGCTCAACACCGAATCAATGCTGTGCAGCTCCATCACGTCGACGTGCTCAATCTCTTCAACCGTCTCGACAAACTCATCAAGGTTGCCGTTTCGGTCCAGGTTGACGATTGCCCACTCGGTTACAAAGCGGGTGATCTTTGCTTTTACGCGGCGCGGTTTGGCCTCATCGCTCATTTCTTCATACCCCTGGCTCGGTCCCTTTCTGGTCCCTCTGAAGAGACTATAGGCGATCATCGCGAATAAGCAAAGCGATTTCCGCACATTCGTATATCCTGTGAGTCAAATACTCACTGTGAGCTATGTACTCATGAAGAAAATCGGTTTTGTGACGCAGAAGGGCGGGGCGGGGAAGTCGACAAGCGCGATCACGCTGGCCGGGGCGCTGGCCCAAAAGCACCGGGTCGCCCTGGTGGACTTTGACCCGCAGGGGAGCGTTGCGCGCTGGATCGCGGTCGCCAAGCTGCCGAAGTCGCTGGAGATATTCGCGGCCGACCGGATATCGGACCTGAAGGCGCTGGAGGGCTTCGACTACGCAGTGATCGACACGAAGGGCGAACTGTCCGCCGACGCACTGCCCGCGCTCGACCTGGCGCTTGTGCCATGCCCGCCGAGCCTGTTCGACATTTGGTCGGCCGCCGACTCCATCGTGGTGATGAAGGCGCACCAGGAGATACGGCCAGAGTTCCGCATCGCGCTCTACGTCAACTGCCTGGACGTGAACACGATCCTGGGCCGGGAGATCACCGAGGCCCTGAATGGCTACGGCCTGCCAGTCGTCCCGGTGCCACTGCGCGACCGGATCGGCTACCCGACCGCCATTGCCCGAGGCAAAACCCCAACCGCCAGCGGCGACAGCGAGATCAGACTCGAATCGCTACGCTTTGCAGAAGCCGTGAAGAAAATACTGGAGGCCTGATATGACACTTCTCACCACCGCACGTAGCGACGTGGCCACCCGCGCGCCGAAGCTCATGGCCCAGGCCACCAAAGTGACTCCCGAGGAAAAGCGCCTGAACGTGCGCCTCGATGCAGCCAAGCACGACAAGTTCCGCCGGGCCTGCATGCGCAACGAGTCGGACATGACGACGGTGATTCAGGAGTTTATCGACCAGTACATTGCGAAATACTCACGGTGATGACTGGGCGCGCGGTGAGTATGGCGCTCACCGCGCGCCTGAATCGCAGGAATAAAAAAAACCGCCTAAGGATTGGCGGTTTTTCGTTTCGGCCTCAGTTAGTAAAGCTGGGGCCACTTCTCACAGGGAGCACTCACGTGAGAGCCCAGCATACAGAGCGAAGCCACTTCGCGCAATCCGTGAGCACGGTACTCACGGTGCGCGCCGTACTCACTTGGTCATGGCGGCGTCGATGCGAGCCAGCACCTTGCAAGGCTCGCTGATCGCGTGCTGCTCTGCCTTGCAGTGGTGAAGGTTGTAGCATTTGGCCGCGCCACGAAGCTCTACGGCAACCTTTCGTAGCGCATCGACCTCGGCCAGCAGCCCCTGCGCCACAGAATGGAACTGCCGGCGCGACAGATCACTACCCATGGCCATATCGAATGGCATCCCTATGACGCCGCGTGTAATTTCACTCATCCCTTCCACCCCTATATCCAGTTGATCCTGCCTGACATCGCGCCAGGCAGGTTCTATTCCGTTTTGCGAGCAACCATCGCGCTTGCTTATCCACACGGGGTTAGGCGCGCTTGTGCTCAGGCTACCGCCGCCACCTTGAATGCCCGGACCATGCGCTCTGCAAGGCTTGCCAATGCGCACTCTGCAAGGCTTGCCTCACGCAGCGCGCTCAGCTTCGACTCGTTCAGCGGGGCATGCAGCTTTCGCAGGTAGTCCTCTTGATCGTCGCGGTGCGCCATTTTGAAGATGATCTCTTCGGCAATGGATATCGCGGCAAATGCCTTCGGCGCATCCTGGTGCTCGCCGGCAGTAAGGTACGCCGCATAGGTGGCCAGGTCGTAGTGCTGGCGGACCAGAACACCGATCTCGGCAGTCGAAAAACTCACGGCACCGGTCAGCCCGTAGTAGCTCAGCATCCCGTGATACAGCTCGGCGCCGATCATTTCCGGGCGACCGTAGGCGAAAACTACCGGGTAGCCAGTGGCTGCCTGGGCGTCGAATGCCTTTTCGCGCTCGATCCTGTTCGGTGCCGGACCTTTCACCTCGATGAACATGCCGACTTCAGGAAGGAAGAAGTCAGGCATGTAGCCGCCGTGCCGAGTGCCGATGACTTGCGGCTCGTAGATCCAGGTCACGCCCATGGCATCCATCATGGCCGCCCAGCGCGTTTCGGAGTGCGAGCGCATTTCGTATCCGGCGTAACGATGGATCGAGTTGCGGAACTGTTTGCGGACTGGTCGCAGAATCGTAATCATCAGAATTTATCCTTTTTCGCGTACCGCCCGGTCATGCTGGTGACTTTCGAGTTCGTCGGCGCATTGTCCTGGTCAGGCTCGACCCAGCCGGCAGCCAGGTTTTCGAACCGGTTGTACTGCCCGATGAAAGCGGCGCGCACGGTCCCAGTCTCGATGTCGCGGCCTTTTCCGATGATTATCTCTGCGATGCCCTTGTACTCGCTGTTTTCGTGATAGATCTCGTCGCGGTAGACGAACATGATCACGTCGGCATCCTGCTCGATGGCGCCGGATTCGCGCAGATCGGAGTTTACCGGGCGCTTGTTCGGCCGCTGCTCCAGGGAGCGATTGAGCTGAGACAGCATCAGCACCGGGATACCCAGCTCGCGAGCCAGCAGCTTTGCGCCGCGGCTCATTGCGGACACATCCTCAGTTCGGTTTCCGCCGTTACCGTCAGATTCGAGCAGTTGCATGTAGTCGACCATGAGCAGGTCGAGCCCGTGCCTGGCTTTATGCCGGCGGGCCATCGCCCGAATGCGGTTGATCGTCAGGCCCGCCTTGTCGGCAATAGCGAGCTTTGAGGTCTTCAGCTTCATCGCCGCACTGCTCATTGCAGCCGCGTGCTCCTGGCAGGCCGTGCCGTTTTTCATGCTGGACAGTGGAATCCTGCCCTCGGACGCCATCAAGCGGTCAATCAGCTGGCCCTTGCTCATTTCCAGGCTGATCGTCAGCACCGACTTTTTCTGGCGAATCGCGGCATCCGCGCAAAAGCCCATCGCCAGCGTGGTTTTGCCCATGCCTGGGCGACCGGCAATGATGATCAGCTGCTCGGGCTGCAATCCGCCGAGCTTGTCATCCAGGTCTTTGAGACCAGTAGAAATCCCGATCAGGGTTTCGCCTTTGGTGTACCGGTCGTGCCGATCCTCCCACACGCCAACCTGGTCGAGCAGCACGTCGGCAGCCATCACCACGTCATCAGCGCCGCCGCCAGTCTCAATGCCTGCGACCTCAGACTGAACCGCGGACAGCTTGCCCTCGATGTCCATGTCGCTGCATGCGATCTCATGAATGCTGGTACCGCACTGGAGCAGCCGGCGTTCGATCGCGCGATCCAGGACGATCTGGGCGTAGGACTTGGCGTTGGCCACGCTCGGGGTGTTCTTGACGATCTCGGCAGTATAGGCAAACGCAGTCTCGCCGTTCTCCATCGGCTGCATGCGTTCGGCGACGGTCAAGAAGTCGATGCCTTTCGACTCTTGCTTTAGCGCAAGGATCGAGCGGTACATGTCCTGGTGCGCCGGGAAATAGAAATCTGAGGCCTGCAGATCCTCGCTGAGCACGTCGATCAGCTCGGGGCGCATCATCATGGCCCCGAGAATGCCGTGCTCGGCTTCTGCGCTGAACAAATCACGCATGGTAGTTGCCCTCCACGACCTTGACGAAGTTGGACGGGGCAATCAGCCAGTCGAAGGTTGCCCGGAATGGCTTGCCGCCGTTCTTGCCGTTGGAGCGGCCCATCAGGAAATCGCTCTGCTTGACCAGGTCAAAGTATTCAGCCCAAAACTCGAGGCTTTGGTGAACAGGGTTCTCGTTCCAACGAGCCTTCACCTTTGCCTTTCGATCCGGATTCAGCAGCACTACCGCTGGAAGCGCAGGCGTTAACAGCTCGTTGAAAAGGTCTGCAATCTTCTGAGCTGGGCAGTTGTCAGCTTGCTGACGACGAGAGCTTTTAATCTTTGAAGAAGTCTCTGCTGTATTCTCTGTAAGAGCGGTGCATTCAGCTTCCGTCGATGAGGGCAAATTGCACTCATCGAGAAGGGCATTGTCAGCCGGTCGAAGAGAGGCCACTGCTAACCTATTGATGGTGTAGTAATTTGTCCGGTCGTGCTTTGACTTGTTCAGCTGCTCTACCCGGACCAGGCCCTTTGTATTCAGGGCCGTGAGTGCCCGCTTAATGGTGTCTGTAGACCAGAAAGGGAACTGCTCTTTCCATTGCTCATACGTGTTGTAGATCCACTTGACGCCGTCGTGCTCGATGCCTGAGCCCTTGGTCATCCAGTAATGGATCTGCTGAAGCACGATGGCCTCATTCAACCCAATGACCATTGCCAGCTCGACGTTTATGACCAGGGGCTGCTCGTTGAACAGAATGCTCACTGTTCACCCCCGTCGATAATGCCGACCAACAACGTGCATGCCTTCGCGCAGGCCTTTACGTGGCCCGTTACATCTTCCATAATCGAACTCCAAGTTGTAGATACATCCGCCCCGACCTAGTCCGCCGGGGCATTTTTTTGTGCTTAGCGGTCCCTTCAGAGAGACTGGCTTGCACGGTATACCGCCTTGAAGCGAAAATCTAGGCTCTACTGATGGACAGCCTTAGCGAGCTCGAATGCTTTCTTGAAACGGCGCACGGACTTGTAGACCGATTGGAAGGTCACGCCAACCACCTCGGCAGCCTCTTTTGCCTTCTTGCCTTCCACCAGGACGAGCCTTGCGCCTTGGGCGCCTGGTCCGCCATCTGAATCGATGAGCTCTGACAGTTTGTCGAATTGGTCGTTATTCATGGCGTTCATGGTTCACCCCTCTGGTACGAATCACAGTAACCCTGACGGCGCGAATGTTCAACCTGAAAAGGTTATTTATTTTCGATCAGCTCAGCCGGCACGCTCACGACCTCGCCCAGGCGCGCGGCAACGATGGCTCGGCAGGCGGCGATAAGCGGGGTTTCACCCATCTGAAATTGAACGATGTCCTGGTGCGTGGCCTTCCACCAGATGGCCTTGCCGTCTGCGCCATCCCACTCCAGGTTGATCTGATGCTTCTGGATCAGCGGCCCTGCCTGGCTCCAGTCGGTAGATGGCGACCACGGAACTGAGCGTAGACTTGCCTCGAACCATAGCTTGCCCATTAGATCGCGGATCACGGCCGGATCGACCTGGGTGGCCTTGGTGACCTCGTAGTTTCCTGGCCAGTTGCCGTGATGGCCCATTTCGAACATTTGAACGCCTGCGGCCTTGGCTGCCGCCCAATCCAAAGCCTGTCCAACAAGCTCAGAAACATGCACTTCTACCACTCGACCAGTGGCCTGACTATTTTCTGGCGCCATTATCGCAACCCCCATGTCGTGCCTATATGATGCCGCGCTACGAAATCGAAAAACCTTAAACGTGGCGCGGATATTCCCGGTCTGCTAAATTAACAACTACTGTATGGAATACCAGTGTCAAGTGACGTGCAAGGGACCCCGGCGGAATCTGAGTTCGGTGCCGTGGAAGGGACCGTGATGGGCATGAGGCTGACGCGATTTGCGAACTGACGGCGTTTTGATGGCTCCTGGTAAGCCTTCCGGCGATTCCAGGAATCTGCCGCCGTAGCGCTGAAGTTGACCTGAATTACATTCCCGCTGACCTGGGCGACCACATTGCGCGGCACGCCCGGCTTCCTGCCTATCTCTGCAAGCTTCTGCACGCTGCAGCCCATCAGAATTTCTACCAGATCCTGGCCGGTCATATTCCTCGAGGCTGCAGCGGCTTCGATCTCAGCACGTTCGGCGCCAGTCCACTGAAAATATTCTTCCCTGGTCATGGATTAACTCCCTTGCTGATCATGCCTGCACGCACTGAAGGCATAACCGCCTCGACCTGGTAAAGCCTGGTCAGGCCCTGGACTGCAGCGGCTACTACAACGACGGCGAAGTCTCCGCCGGCAAACTCTACAAATTCATCCTTGGTCAAAGCGGTCACCCCAAAAATTTAGTGAATATTATGCGCGCTGTTTGGCAATGAAATCAGGCAGCTCGCCGGTCCTGCGGTACTCTTCGAGAATGGCCCGCATGGCAATTCTAGCCATTACGCTGTGCAGCTGTCCTTCCTTGTGCGCCATTTCTTTCCACTCGTCATACTCCTTATCAACGAGTCGGACCTTTATCTGTTTTTCGTGCATCAGTTCTTCTGGTACGTATGCCATATCAACCCCTTGGTTTTACGATTATCAGTCTGGTGCTGCTTTCTTTTTTGCCGGAGGGAAGTCGCTAAGCTCTGTCCCTTCCACCTTTCCGCCTGGCAGTAATGTGATGAATATCTTTCTATCTGACGCTGCCGCCCGGATAAGCGGCGGGTGACTCATGCCCAGCATTCTTGCTGCCTGGGCTGGCCCCACCTGGGCGACGTACTCTTTCAGAGACATCTTTTCCATACAGCGACCTCTTGCCAGTTGATAGCCTTATTGTACCTTCGGGGTACACAGGTTTCAACGACACCATGCTCAGTTTAGTCTCTACAGAGGGGCTGGCAAGTAAAAAAATATTCACACCAAGCCCTTTACAGACTCGTACCTCGGGGGTACAGTTCAATCCATCGATGCGGTGACTTGCAAGAGCCTTGCGAGGGACCAGAACGATACCGCTCTTTAACATCGCTGAAGACAGACCCAGGACGAGTTTCCTGGGACCAGTACGCAACACGGCAGGCGTCCGTGACCGAGAGATCGGCGCGCAAGGTTTGTCGCAGAGAATTTCACTGATGCCACTTCGATGAGGTGGCATTGGGAAATCTACTAACCAACGCAAGCAGGGGTGCAAGCACATGAACAGCGAAACAGGGATGGCCCTCCAGGGCGAGGAATTCGAAATGAACGTGATCAGCCTTCGCGGGTTGTTCGTCACCGGGAAGATGGGCGGATCTGCCACCTACCCGAGCGAGCGGGTTGCACGCCAGGCGCGTCAGCGCATGCCCGGCAGTGGCCAGGCTCGCACCTTCCGCCATCACAGCCGCCTTTAAAGCACGAAATTAGCGGTCTCTTCCACGTCACCGAGGGTTACTTAAATGTTCAACTCCACAGCGAGAGCGGTTTTCGATGAACGATTGA